GCGATACGAGCGCCTGCTCGCGACGCTCAAGACCGAGCGCGACGGGAGCTGGCGCTCGCACTGGCAGGACATCGCCGACTACCTGCTGCCCCGGCGCGTGCGCTGGAACAACAGCACCGACCGCAACCGCGGCGACAAGCGCAACCAGAAGATCGTCGACTCGACCGCGACGCTCGCGCACCGCACGCTGCGCTCGGGGATGATGTCGGGCATCACCTCGCCGGCGCGCCCGTGGTTCCGCCTCTCGACCCCCGACCCCGACCTCGCCGAGTTCGGCCCGGTCAAGGACTGGCTGCACGTCGTCACCACGCGCATGCGCGAGGTGTTCCTGCGCTCGAACTTCTACAAGGCGCTCCCGACGGTCTACGGCGACATCGGCGGCTTCGGCACCGCGGCCGCGGCGCTCATGGAGGACACGAGCGACGTCATCCGCGCCTACGCCTTCCCGCTCGGCTCCTACGTGCTCGCGACCTCGGACCGCTCGGTCGTCGACACGTTCCTGCGCGAGTACACGATGACCGTGCGCCAGCTCGTCACGCGCTTCGGCGAGTACGACGCGCACACCGGGCGTGCGAAGTGGGAGGCCTTCTCGAACCATGTCCGCAGCCAGTGGGACGCCAGCAACTACGAGACGCCGATCGAGGTCGTGCACGTCATCGCGCCGAACGTCTACGCGGACCCGCGCCGGCTCGAGGCGAAGTTCAAGCCGTGGACCTCGTGTTACTACGAGAAGGGCGCGACGGAGTACACGCACGCCGGCGCCCGCGACCGCTTCCTGCGCGAGTCCGGGTTCGACGAGTTCCCGATCCTGGCGCCGCGCTGGGACCTCGCGAGCCCCGACGACGTCTACGGCGGCACGTGCCCGGGCATGGAGGCGCTTGGCGACATCAAGGCGCTGCAGCTCTTGCAGCGGCGCAAGGCCGAGGCGATCGAGAAGATGAACCGTCCGCCGCTCTCGGCCCCGACCAGCCTGCGCAACCAGAAGGTCTCGCTCGTGCCGGGCGACGTCACCTACCACGACCTCATGCAGGGGCGCGAGGGCCTCAAGCCGATCCACGAGGTGAAGCCCGACATTCAGGGCCTCATCCTCGACATCCAGGAGCACCAGCTGCGCATCCGGCGCGCGTTCTTCGAGGACCTGTTCCTCATGCTGGCGCAGTCGGATCGCCGCGAGATCACGGCGCGCGAGGTCGAGGAGCGCCACGAGGAAAAGCTCCTGATGCTCGGCCCGGTACTCGAGCACCTGAACGACGAGCTTCTGAACCCGGCGATCGACCGCACCTTCGCGATCATGCTGCGCAAGGGACTGATCCCCGAGGCGCCGGACGAGCTCCAGGGCCAGGACCTCAAGGTCGAGTACATCTCGATCATGCACCAGGCGCAGAAGCTCGTCGCCGCCGGCGCGATGGACCGGTTCCTCGAGCGCGTCGGCGCGATCTACAAGATCGACCAAACCGTCATCGACAAGGTCGACCGCGACCAGGTCGTCGACGAGTACGCCGAAATCTACGGCGTACCCCCGCGCATCGTCGTGCCCGACGAGGAGGTCGCGCGCATGCGCGACGCCCGGGCCGCCGCGCAGGAGGCCGCACAGCGCGCCGCGCTCGCCGAGAGCACCGCCAAGACCGCGCAGACGCTCGCGGCCACCGACACCGCCGGCAAGAACGCGCTGACCGACGTCGCGCAGCTCGCCGCCGCGGGCGGGGTGGCGCCGGTATGAGCCGCGTGCTCGTCCGCAACGCCGGCGACCCCGAGCAGGTAAGAGCGGCCGAAACGCGCGAGGTGATCGAGCGCCGGCAGGCCCGCGAGGACCTGCGGGCGGTGATGGCGACGCCCGCCGGCCGGCGCGTGATCTGGCGGATCCTGAACCGCGGGCAGGCCTACGTGAGCGCCTACCGCACCGACGCGCGCGACACCGCGCGGGCGCTGGGGTGGAGCGAGCACGCGGTCATGCTCCGCGAGGACCTCATCGCGCACTGTCTCGATCTCTACGTGCAGATGCGCGTCGAGAACGATCCCGAGTACGAACCCGACACGACAGGAGACACACCGTGACTGATACGGCAGCCGCCCCAGGGGCAACGGGCACGCCGGCTCAGCCTGCGACGCCGGCGGCAAATCCGTCGGCCACGCCGGCCGCTACACCGGCCACGCCGGAAACCCCGGCCACACCGGAAACCCCGGCTGCGCCCGCCGCTCCGGCGCCGCCGGCCGTGCCCGAGAAGTACGACCTCAAGCTCCCCGATGGGGCGCTGATCGACGCCAAGGCGATTGAGAGGACAGCGGCCACCGCGAAGGCCCTGGGACTCTCGCAGGAGAGCGCGCAGAAGGCGCTCGACTTCGCCCACGCGGAGGTCAAGGCGTTCCACGACGGGCTACAGGCGCAGCACCAGACCCGCGTCAAGGCGTGGACCGACGCGCTCAAGGCCGACACCGAGATCGGCGGTGCGAACCTGGACGCGAACGGCGAGCTCGCCTGGCGCGTGATCCAGAAGTTCGGCGCCGACACGACGCTCGAGGCCGACCTCAAGGCGACCGGCTACAACCACCACCCGGGGCTGTTCAAGCTGCTCGCGCGCATCGGCAAAGCGATGGGCGAGGACGCGCTCGTCACGGGCGCGCACGGCGGCGCGGCGCCCAAGGACGCGGCGAGCGTGCTCTACGGCGGTTCGGCCCAGCAGTAACCGGGCGCGATGCAGTAACCCCAACTCTACAGCGAGGCAACCATGAAAGCACTCCTCCTGAATCGACACGCGTGGATGAATCGACACGTGCAGCTGACGATCCTCGCGGTCGTCGCCTGCCTCATGGCCGTCACCGGCCACCTCTCCGAGACCGAGGCGCTCGCGATCGGCTTCGTTGGCGCGACCGTCGGCAGCACCGTCCTGACGCTCGCCGACTGGGCGAAGCGGCTCGACCCCGACGGCAAGGTCCCGACGATCGTCGAGCTGCTGTCGCAGACGAACGACATCCTCAAGGACAAGCTCTACAAGGAGGGCAACCTCCCGACCGGCGAGCGCGTGACCGTGCGCACCGGCCTGCCGAGCGTCGCGTGGCGCCTGCTCAACCAGGGCGTCGCGGTGAGCAAGAGCACGACCGCGCAGGTCGACGAGCAGGCCGGCATGCTCGAGGCGTGGAGCGAGGTCGACAAGGACCTCGCCGAGCTCAACGGCAACACCGCCGCCTTCCGGCTCAGCGAGGCGCAGGCCTTCATCGAGGCCATGAACCAGGAGATGGCCTCGACGCTGATGTACGGCAACAGCGGCACGGCGCCCGAGGAGTTCCTCGGCTTCGCGCCGCGCTACAGCTCGTTGTCGGCGGCCAACGCGCAGAACATCCTCTCGGCCGGCGGCGCGGGCGCCGACAACACCTCGGTGTGGCTCGTGGTGTGGGGCGCGAACACCGTGTTCGGCGTGTTCCCGAAGGGCAGCAAGGCGGGCCTCATCCACGAGGACATGGGGCTCGTCACGGTCGAGACCTCGGCCGGCGTCGGCGGCAACCGCATGCGCGCCTACCAGGATCGCTGGCAGTGGAAGACGGGCCTGGTCGTGAAGGACTGGCGCTACGCGGTGCGCATCGCGAACGTCGACGTCTCCGACCTCGTCGCCAAGACCGGCACGCAGGCCAAGGACGCCGCGACCGAGCTCATCGAGCTCATGGCGCGCGCGATCGACCGCATCCCGTCGATGGGCATGGGCAAGCCCGTGTTCTACGCCAACCGCACGGTGATGTCGCACCTGCGGGTGCAGGCGCTGCGCAAGAGCGCGAGCGCGGTGACCTTCACCGAGGCCCTCAACCAGTTCGGCGAGCGCGTCCAGACCGGGCTCAATTTCCTCGGGATCCCGGTGCGCCAGGTCGATGCGCTCCTCGAATCCGAGGCGGCGGTGACCTAACGGCGCGCGTCCCTAGAACAGGAGATAAAACATGATTCTCGACAAGCTGAACCAGTACTCGGACGCGCAGGCCCTCACGGCCAGCGCCGCGTCCACCAACGTCATCGACCACGGCCCGGGCGCGGAGCGGCGCCTGGGGACCGGCGAGCCGATGGCCGTCGTCATCACGGTCGACGTGGCGCTGGCGGGCACCTCGCCGACGTTCCAGGCGACGCTGCAGTCCGACGACGCCGAGGCCTTCCCCTCGGCCGGCACGGTCGCGCAGAGCAAGCAGTACAGCGCGCTCGCGGCCGGCGCCAAGGTCGTGATCCCGGTTCCGCCGGGCGAGGCGACCGAGCGCTACACGCGGCTCAACTACACCCTCGGCGGCACGACGCCGTCGATCACCGTCACGGCGCAGCTCCAGCCGATGTCGATGATCCAGAACGACGCCGTGTACGCCGACGGCTTCAGCATCACCTAACGGCAACCTGACCCGCGGCCACGGACGGCCGCACCCTCTACGGAGACCGATCCATGCGCGTGCGCGCCAAAGACACCGGCCAGAAGTACAGCGGCTACTACAACTACGTCCGCCGCAAGCCCGGCGACGTGTTCGACCTGCTCGACCCCGCCCACTTCTCCGCGAAGTGGATGGAGAAGGTCGAGCCGAGCGTGCCCAAGACCCCGGCCCCGGGCGAGCCGACCGCGGCCGAGCTCGCGGCCGAGAAGAAGGCCAAGAAGGCGACGGGCGATAAAGAGGTCATCTGAACCCCCGGGGCCGGAAGACGGGCGTCGAGATCGACTCGCCGGTGCTCGGCTTCAACAAGTTCGGCATGCCGCACGTCGCTATGCTCATGGACCCGGAGACGGAGGCGATGCGACCGGTGTTCGAGAAGAAGGCGCACCCGCTGCTCAAAATCCTGATCGAGTACATCGCGAAGAACTCGCAGACGCTGGCCGATCTCGAGATGACGCCGAAGGCGCAGGACGACCAGCAGGCGCTGCGCGGCTACCTCGAGCAACGGGGGGAGACGCGCCAGGCGGCGCTCGAGCACTCGGCGAAGCAGACACGGCTGCTCGAAAACCTCTCGCACCTCATAGCCCGCAGCCAGGGGCAGCTCGCGCGCGATCCGATCCTCGCGGAGTACCGCGAGGTCGAGGGGGACGGCTGATGGCGCTGATGCAGCAGGAAGAAGCGGAGCGCTGGGTCGAGGTGATCGACGAATGGCTCGAGGGTCGCGAGCCGACGCGAGATGAGCTCGAGGAGCTGCGCGAGCAGCTCGAGCGAATTGCGACGACGTTCCCGCACAAGAGGATCTTATGAACCTCTCTTTCATGACTCCCGAATGGCTGAAGCGCAAGCTCAAGAATGAGAAGGTGCCTGAGCCGGGCGGGTTGATGGCGTGCAGCCCGGAGCTGTACGAGGAAATGTTCAACGCGTTTAACAATGGAGGAACGAAGATGCACTACAAAAATGGTCGTATGGCGAAGAACGGCGATAAGGTCGTGGTGTTTCCGAGCTACGGCCCGCCCTACGTCGGCATCCTGTACGACGCGACGCCCGGCAACGACTACTGCAACGGCAAGATCGCCATCGCGCGCCCCGGTGACCCCACGCCGAACCTTCAGGAGTGTCTGCACCTCGACGACGTGAAGGGCGCGATCCCGGATCTCGCGCTGGTGCCTGACACCTCGAAGGTTGAGGGGCCGAAGTAAATCTGGCTCTCACCACTGTAGACGTCTGCACGAGGAGGCCACCATGAGCGGCAAGCGACGGAGGGGCGGCGGGCGCCGCCGGTACTGAGCGATGGAGCTCAAGAGCATGGCGCTCACCGCGCAGGAGAGCAAGGCCATGACCACGCCGGCGGCGAACAGCGACGGCCCGCGTTACCCCTGGGGCCTGCGTCTGACGCTCGATGACGCCGCGCTCGAAAAACTCGGCCTCGCCGGGCTGCCGGCCGTGGGCACCGCGCTCATGGTGCACGCGCGCGCCAGCGTCACGGAAACCGCCGAACGCGACACCGAGGGCGGCGGCAAGGAACGGCGGCTCGAGCTGCAGATCACCGACATCGCGCTCGCGGCCGAGCCCAAGGAGGGCGACCGGGCCAAGACGCTGTACGGGGGCGGCTGACCCGTGGCGAGCGAGGTAGAGATCGGCAACCTAGCGCTCGGCTACGTCGGCGTCGCGCACGAGATCAGCTCGCTCGACGAGGACTCGACCGAGGCCGAGCAGGTCAAGCGCTTCTACGCGACGACGCGCGACGAGATTTTACGCGGACCCTTCGTGTGGCCGTTCGCGCGCCGCTACGTGGCGCTCG